GGTCGCCACAGCGGTGGGGGTGGGCATCTTTTCCTCTCTCGAGATAGCACGAAATTTTGGAAAGTAGGTGAAGTAATGGCGAAAATTGCCGAGGTGCAGGAAGTAGCCGTGAGTTCGCTCAAGCCATATGAGCGGAACGCTAAAATTCACGGTAAAGAACAGATCGAGAAGCTGAAGGCTAGTATTTTGGAGTTTGGTTTTCTGACTCCGTGCTTGATTGACCGGGATAATAATATAATTGCCGGACATGGGCGTGTTATGGCGGCATCTGAGTTAGGAATGCAGACGGTTCCGTGCGTGTACATCGAAGGACTGTCGGAAGCACAACGCCGGGCGTACATCTTAGCAGATAATCGGCTGGGAGAACTTGGCGAGTGGGACATGGACATTGTCGACCTTGAGTTGACGGAACTTGATGACATGAATTTCGATGTTTCCGTTACCGGGTTCGAATTGCCCAGCGAGGATGATGATGTTGAGATAACGGAAGACGAAGCACCTGAACCGCCAGAAGAACCGAAGACAAAGCTGGGGGATATATGGCAACTTGGTGAGCATCGGCTGATATGCGGTGATAGTACGGACATCAATGTTATTGACAGATTGATGGACGGAGTGAAGGCCGATTTATATCTGACAGATCCACCGTATAATGTTGACTATGTAGGAAAGACAAAAGATGAACTAACTATACAGAACGACAGCTTTGATACGGATGAGGAATGTGGTGAGCAGTTATGGCTTCCTGCATTCAGTAACGCATTGCTTCATAGTAACGAATGCTGTTCGGTTTATTGTTTTATGCCACAGGGCGGAACCCATATGATGATGATGATGATGATGGGAAAAGCTGGTTGGCAAGTGAAACACGAACTAATATGGGAAAAGCAGAGCATTGTTCTGAATCGTGCGGATTACAATTACCAGCATGAACCTATCATGTACGGCTGGAATAAAACGCATAAATTTTACGGAAAAGGAAAGTATAAGAACACAAGCATCTGGAAATTTGACAGACCGACAAAAAGCAAAGAGCATCCGACAATGAAACCCATTGAATTGCTTGCAGAGATATTATTGAATGCAACGGAAAAAGGGGATGCTGTACTTGATACGTTCGGCGGTTCCGGGTCAACACTGATGGCTTGCGAACAGCTAAAGCGCAGATGCTTCATGTGCGAACTTGATCCACATTATTGTGATGTAATAATAAACCGTTGGGAAACCTTTACTGGGAGAGAGGCGGTGCTGATAAATGGCTAAAGATAGAATGACCCTGCAAGAGCAGGCAAACAAGTTGCTGGAACAGGCGCAAGAGCGTGGTGTTTCAAGCAACTTTTTCTTTGTAACAACATTCAAGCGTTATCAAGTACAGATGCGGATACTGACGGAACTGGAAGCCGCAATCAATGAGTTCGGCGCAACCGTCACAAAGGAATACGTCAAGGGCCGTCAGAACCTTGTCGCTAATCCTGCAATAGTTGAATATAACAAGACGGCAACAGCCGCAAATGGAACTGTTTCAACCTTAATCAATATCGTCAAGTCCTTCGCCAATGAACCCGATGCCGTGGACGCTTTAGCGGAGTTCTTGAAGGATGGATAATTATATACTTGCGTATTACCAGCAGATTAAGGACGGTTCCATTGTTGTCGGCAAATGGATTAGTTTGTTATATGACATGATTGTTGCCGGGATTGAGGACGGAAAATATATCTTCAATCAGCAGAAAGCAAATAGGGCAATCAAGTTTATTGAAACATTCTGCCGCCACAACAAAGGGAAACTTGCGCCGGGGCCGTTGAAGCTGTCCTTGTGGCAGAAGGCTTTTCTGTCTACTCTTTACGGAATTGTTGACGATAACGGTCACCGGGTGTTCCGTGAAGTCGCTTTCTTCGTGGGCAGGAAATGCGGCAAGACTCTGCTGGCATCCTCAATAATCTGCTATGAAGCATATGTTGACGGTGAGTTCGGTTCAGAAATCTTCTGCGTTGCTCCAAAGCTAGAACAGAGTGACCTTGTTTATTCTGCTTTTGAATTCACCAAGGATAAGAACCCGGAACTGGCGAAGCGTACAAGGAAAAGAAAGACGGATTACATCATAGACGCAACGAACACAACCATCAAGAAGATAGCATTCAATGAAAAGAAGGCAGATGGTTATAATCCGATGCTGACGGTTGCGGACGAAATGAGTTCGTGGCCAGCTGCAAGGGGTCTGCGTCAATATGAAGTCATGGTTTCAGGTACTGGCGCAAGAGTCGAGCCGCTAACGCTTTCTATAAGTTCAGGCGGTTATATTGACGGCGGCATCTATGACGAACTTGTCAAGCGTGGCACAAGGGTGCTTCTTGGAGAATCAAGCGAAACGCATTTGTTGCCTGTCTTCTATATGATTGACGATATAGAAAAATGGGACGATATAAACGAATTACGGAAAAGCATTCCGGGCCTTGGTGTTTCCGTCCCGGCGCAGTTCATCATAGATGAAATTGAAGTAGCACGAAATTCATTGTCAAAGAAGGCTGAATTCTGCACGAAATACTGCAATATTAAGCAGAACAGTTCACAGGCTTGGCTTCCAGCGCATCTTGTGACGGATGCATCCGGGAAGGGGTTAAACCTTGAAGACTTCCGTAATTCGTACTGCGTTGGTGGCATTGATCTGAGCCAAGCCCGGGACTTGACGGCCTGTTGTGTTGTGATCGAGAAAGACGGCGAATTATATGTCTTTGCAAAGTTCTTCCTTCCAGTCGAAAAGATAGAAGAAGCAACGCAAAGGGACGGTGTGCCGTATAACATCTATATTCAAAGGGGACTGCTTCAGTCGTCCGGGGAAAACTTCGTTGACTATCAGGATTGTTATAACTGGTTCGTGCAGTTGGTAGAAGAATATCAGATATTTCCTTTGCAAGTCGGTTATGACAGATATTCGGCGCAGTATTTGATTAAAGATATGGAACAGTACGGCTTCCACTGTGATGACTGCTGGCAAGGCGAGAACATGTATCCTTGCATTCAGGAAGTACACGCACAACTGGAAGACAGAAAACTTCACATCGGTGACAACGATCTGTTGAAGATGCACTTGTTGAACAGCGCAATAAAGATGTCCACTGAAAGAAACCGTGGCAAACTTGTGAAGCTGAGTCCTAATCTGCATGTTGACGGTGTTGCCGCTTTGCTGGACGCTTTTGCTGTTCGGCAGAAATATGCAGAACTTAGGGAACAGTTGAGGAATGAAACATGAAACTAACAGATTTATTATTCGGGAACCGACCTAAAACGCCGAACCGTGCGCCTGAAAACTTCGCAATGGTCAACGGACATCAGGCACACTTTACGAAGTGGGGCGGTGAAATCTATCAGAATGAACTGATCCGGGCGGCGGTCAATGCAAGGGCAACGCACATAAGCAAGCTGAACGTGCAGATGCTGGGAGCGGCAAGACCTGCACTTCAGAACAAAATGAAGCACGGCCCGAACCAGTTGCAAACGTGGGGGCAGTTCCTTTATCGGCTTTCGACCATCCTTGACATACATAACACGGCGTTTATTGTGCCTGTTTATGACGAATATGGTGAGCCGTCCGGGATATTTACGCCGATTCCGCAACGGTGCGAGATTGTATCATATGACGGCGTGCCGTATCTTCGTTATGAATTCAGCTGGGCCGAGAAAGCCGCTATTGAATTTTCGTATTGTGGCATCATGACAAAATACCAGTACAAGAATGATTTCTTCGGCGAAGATAACCACGCACTGTTCCCAACTATGGAACTAATCCATATTCAGAACCAAGGCATCGAAGAAGGCGTGAAGAGTGCTGCCAGCTATAGGTTCATGGCACGGGTCAACAACTTCACGAAGGCCGAAGACCTTGCGAAAGAGCGCAGACGGTTTACGGAAGAGAACTTCTCCAAGGATGCCAAGGGCGGCGGCCTGTTGTTGTTCCCGAACACATACACCGACTTGAAGCAGATCGAGGTCAAACCGTGGATAATTGACGATAAACAGATGGAACTTATCAAATCCAATGTGTTTGAGTATTTCGGCGTGAATGAGGACATCCTGACAAACAAGGCTTATGGTGATGCTTGGACGGCTTTTTATGAGGGCGCAATCGAACCGTTTGCAATCCAGTTCAGCGAAGTCATGACAAAGATGTTCTTCACGCTTCGGGAACAGACGCAGGGGAACATGGTTATGGCAACGGCTAATCGTCTTCAGTATCTAAGCAATGCCGACAAACTGAACGTATCAAGCCAGATGCTTGACCGTGGCATCATGAGCATTAATGATGTGCGTGAGATATGGAACCTTCCGCCTGTTGACGGCGGTGATGCAAGAATAATCCGGGGCGAGTATTACAACGCAACGGAGAAAGTTGAGGAGCAAAAGAATGAGCCAGAATCGTGAATATAGGCCGATGGAATTAAGATTCGGTGATGCGGACTCCTACATTGTTGAAGGTTATGCGTCCACATTCGAACCGTACAAAATGATGAAGCGTGACGGTGTTGATTATTATGAACGCATTGCCCCGGATGCTTTTGAGGGGGCAGACCTATCGGATGTGGTTTTTCGCATTGATCATGTCGGTAGGGTTTATGCAAGAACATCTGCCGGGTCTCTTGATGTATGGACAGATGAACATGGACTTGCTAACCGAACTGATTTGAGTAGAACACAAAAGGCAAAGGAAATTTTTGACGATATAAAAGCCGGGAATTATCCTCAAATGTCTTTTTGTTTTACGGTTGCCGATCAGCATTTTGATCGTGCGACACATACAAGGGTTATAGACAGGATAGCAAAGGTGTATGACGTCTCACCTTGTGCTTTTGTCGCAAACCCAACGACAGAACTTGGCATTGCAACCCGGGACTATTTCGACGGAGTGATTGAAATGGAGAAAGCGGAGCGACTGGATCGGGAACGCCGAGAAGCACAGAAACAGAAAATCAGAATTTTATGCGAGGTGTGAAAATGGATCTGAAAGAAATGACCATTGACCAGCTTGAGGAACGGAAAGCGGAAATCATTGTTTCCCTTGATAATTCCGAAGCTGAACTTGACCTTGATGCACTGGAACAGGAAGTTCGGAGCATTAAGGAAGAACTTGAAACCAGAAAAGCGGAAGAAGCCAAGAAGGCTGAAATCCGTGCAAGCATTGCAAAAGGAGAAGGAACTGTTATGCAGAAATTTGAGCAGGAAACCCCGGCTGTGAAGACTGAAGAAGAAATCAGGTCTTCCGCTGAGTATTGCGAAGCATGGAAAAACTATATCATCAACAATGACCCGACAGAGTGCCGTTCTCTGCTGACTACTAATGCGTCCGGCGGTGTCCCGGTTCCCACGATCCTTGAAGAAGGAATCAAGACCGCATGGGAAAATGACGACATCATGTCCAGAGTTCGCCGCACCTATGTGCGTGGCAACCTGAAAGTCGCTTTTGAACTGTCTGCTGACCCGGCATACGTTCACACTGAAGGAACGACCGCACCGACCGAAGAAGCACTGACCTTCGGCGTTGTGGAACTTGTGGCGGCTAACGTTAAGAAATGGATCAAAATTAGTGATGAGGTCGTTGCTCTTGCTGGCCCGGAGTTCGTCCAGTATGTGCGTGATGAACTGACCTATCAGATCGTGAAGAAAGAAGCTGCCCTTGCGGTTACTGATATCACTGGCGCAAGCACCAGCAATTCTTCTTCCGCAATTGGTGTTCCGAAGATCACAGCCGCTCCGTCCATCACTGTTATTCCGACCGCCGCCGCTAACCTGTCCGATCAGGCGAACAACCTTGTTGTCATCATGAACAGACTGACTGAGGTTGAATTCCTTGCTGCACATGTGGCTGGAAACTTTGCTGTTGATCCGTTCGCAGGAATTCCGAGAGTTTACACTTCCGCACTTCCGGCTTATAGCACCGCAAGCGCAGGTGATGTTTATGCGATCGTTGGCGACCTGTCCGCTGAACAGTTCAACTTCCCGGAAGGTGACGGCATCGTGATCAAGTACGATGATGTTACCCTTGCAGAAGCAGATATGGTTAAGATTACCGGGCGCAGGTATGCCGCACACAAGATCACCCGTCCGGGTCGTCTTTGCAATATCGCAAAGCCGTCTGCACAGACCACCTGATATGAAGGTCAAGCTGTTAAGAGAAGCAAGGATTAAGCACGCCGCCGGGGAAACTGTTGAGGTGACCCCGGAAGTGGCGGCGTTCCTTGTTTCTGTACGGTCTGCCGTGGTTGTTGCGGCACAGCCAGCGACCAAGAAAAAGAAAGCTGTTGAGAAATGAAATTATTGATAGCCATTCCATCATTAGACTATGTCAACTGCGAGTTCATGAATTGCCTTGTTAAGCTGGTCATGCGGCTTGGTAAGGACGGCGTGGACTTCGATGTGAAAATCATATCCGGGACATTAGTATATGCGGCAAGGGACAAGCTAGTGCATCATGCCTTAGACGGCAACTTCACGCATGTCCTTTGGCTGGATGCGGATATGATATTTAACGATGACTTGGTCGATGACCTTATGTTTTCCGGGAAAGACTTTGTAACAGGAATATGTCATGCAAGGCGGAAACCTTATGTGCCATGTTTCTTCAGAAGTCTGCGTCCGGCGGTTGAACGGTTCGAGGATTACCCGAACGAATTGTTTGAGGTTGCCGGATGCGGTATGGCCTGTGTTTTGATAAAGACTGAAATCTTACTAGAGGTCATGAAGCATTTTGGAACGTGTTTCTGTCCTGAGAAAGACCTTGGTGAGGACTTGGCATTCTGCAATCGTGCAAGATATTTGAATTATCATATCTTTGCCGATCCTCATGTCGTTATTGGACACATCGGTCATGTGACGATATACCCGGAAGACCATAGGGAATATATGGCTAAGATTGGAGTAACGGAATGTTAATCGACAAAGTCAAAGTTGCGCTCCGCATAGCGGTGAATGATTACGATGCCGAAATCCAAGACCTGATTGACGCAGGGCTGAAGGACTTAGGCATTACGGATATCAGAGCCGATTTACTCACAGAGGAAGACACGGCCCCATTGATCGAGAGGGCAGTGACAACCTATTGCAAGATGAATTTCGGATATCTGGCGGTTGACCAGTACAACAAATTCAAGGCTTCCTACGATGAGCAGAAGGCGCAGCTGCTTATGAGTTCTGCATATACGGATTGGGGTGAGTCGGATGCGTGACGGCGGCAGATGTAAGTTGTGTGCGCTGGAAGACATCAGCGAACCGGGAAGGATGCCAGTTGAAAAGCTGGTGACCAAGGCTGAACCGTTCTTCTGTTATCGGACGGCATCCACCGTTAGACGGTATGCGGCAGACGGAGCCGACCAGCAGTTTGACTTTGTCATTCGTGTCTTCGGGCTGACGCTTCCGCCGATCGGGGCGAAATATGTTGTCATGCCTGATGGCAATCAGTACCGGGCAAACTTCAATCCTATTTTTGACGATGATGCTTTAGACTGCATTCTGACGAGGTTGGAAGACTATTATGAAGTCCTTACAAACAACGCTTGAAGAGTTATATGAGCCGTTCCTCACGCTTTCCTGTTCCGTATCACATTACAGACGGACTGCAAAGCCGCCGTTCGTGGTATGGACAGAAACCGGGGAACAGTCATCTTTTCACAGCAATAACCACAAATCAGAACAGCAGTTGACTGGTATCATCGACTTTTACACGCTGACGGAATTTGACCCGATTGCAGACGATATTCAAGAAATCCTTAATGCGGAGAATGTCGGCTGGTTGCTTGACAATATCCAGTATGAGGACGAAACGAATCTGATTCATTATCAATGGCGGTGGTACATTGGCTAAGATGAAATTTCCGGAGCTGGATGAATACATCACGGAACTGGAGAAACTACCAAGGGCAACAACCGAATGCATCGGTCGGGCCGTTCATGATGGTGCGGCAATCGTTGCGGATGCCGTCCGGCAGGGGATAAACAGTCTGCCGATTGATGAAAGAGTTGTAAAACCCGGTCAAATGCTGAACGGAGTTACACAAAAGCAGAAGGATGGCTTGCTTGCCGGGTTCGGTATCACTCCAATGGAGAACGACAACGGATACCAGCATGTTAAGCTAGGCTTTGACGGCTATAACACCGAACGCCGGAAGAATTACCCGAACGGGCAGCCGAACAGCATGATTGCAAGGTCTGTCAATTCGGGAACTTCATTCAGCCAGCGCATTCCGTTCGTTGACAATGCCATCCGGCAAAAGAAATCAGCGTGTGAAGAAAAAATGAAAGAAACATTTGATCAAGAGTTAGGGAAGGCTGTTAAATAGCTTTCCCTTTTTTATTGAAAGGAGTCAACAATCATGGCAGTTGGCAAGATTGTTACTGGTTTTTCGAAACCTTATGTTGCACTGTATGCGGCGAATGCTGGTGCAATCACTTATACAAGCGGACAGCTTCTGTCACAGGGCGTGAGCGTTAGCGGCTCTGCTGATACGGCAGACGATAACAACTTCTATGCAGATAATGTTATCTCTGAAACCGAAAGCGGTGTGTTCACCAGCGGCGAACTTTCCCTGACCGTCAAGGGCCTTGAACAGGATGCGGAAAAGCTTATCATGGGCCTTCCGACCGCTGGCACTGACGGATTTGTAAAGTATGATGATGATCAGGCAGTCCCGGATGTTGGCGTTGGTTTCATTGTCCGTTACATGCAGGACGGCGTGACCACATATACCCCGGTCATCTATCCCCGTTGTGCTTTCCAGTTCCCGAACACTGAAGCGGCAACGCAGGAAGAGAACATCGACTGGCAGACCACTGAGCTGACCGCAACGATTAAGCGTGCAGAGGACGCAAAGAGAACTTGGAAGTATGTTGGCGGTGCACTGGCAACTGAAGCATCCGCAGAAGACAAGATCAAGACCTTCTTCGGCATTACCAGCGGCACGACTTGATAACGGAAAGGATAAAAGACAATGACAATCAATGGAAAAGAAATCGGCTTCCTGTTTAATGTTGGCGCATACTGTGATTATTCGGACTGGGTTGTTGCTAACAAGTCCGCTTCCGTGGCATCTGCACAGCTTGTCAAAGCTGAGTACATGTCAAGGGCGTATGCGGCGGAACATAACAGCAAGGATTATCTGACGGTTGCGGAGATTCGAAAAATGATGCCGTACGAACTGGAAGAAATCCTGAAGGCGGTTGAAGCCGCCGAAAAGGCTGGAAGTCAGCGACAGATCGAAACCGTTGACACAGGAAAAAAAACAGTAAAAACCAGCTGAAGATCAACTGGAATAGACCGTGGTTTATATACATGGGTCTGAAGATGGGAATGAGCAAACAGGCCACGATGTCCACGCCATACGGTGAATTTATGGATTTGTTGGCCTGTGATGCCATTCATCATGGAACAGCGAAAGAAAAGCACAAGCCGAAAAAGATGGACTTTGACGAGTTCATGGCTTTGAAATAGAGGGGGTGGTCTTTGGTGGCTGTTAATATCGGCCCCCGACTATAACGCATCGGGATCGAAGGCGAAAAAGAATATCGAAAACAAGTAAATAATCTGATTACGCAAGCCAAGACATACTCCGCTGAGATGCGTGAACTGGAATCGTCCTTTGATGATGAAACTTCAGCAATGGAGAAGAATCGCAAAAAGGGCGAATTGCTGAACAAGCAAATTGAGCAGCAGGAAAAGATTGTTTCCGAACTAGAGAAAGGACTTGAAGCATCCGCTGAGAAATACGGCGAGAATGCAAACGAAACGCTCAAATGGAAACAGCAAGTTGCTAATGCAAAGACCGAACTAAACAAAATGCGGTCTGAGTTAGGAAAACTTCCGAAATCCCTGAATGATGTTAGCAAATCTATGCAGAGTGTTGGCAAAAAGATGCAGGATGTTGGCGGCAAGATGACAAAATATGTCACTGCTCCGATTACTGCGCTTGGTGCGGCATCTGTTGCGGCCTTCAATGAAGTTGACGAAGGCATGGACATTGTAGTCAAGAAAACTGGCGCAACCGGGGAAGCCTTGAAAGGTCTTCAGGATAGTGCCAAGAACATAGCGACCACAATTCCGACCAGCTTCGAAGCGGCTGGGTCTGCTGTTGGCGAAGTCAACACGAAATTCGGCCTTGTCGGCGAAGACCTTGAAGCACTGTCCAGCAAGTTTATCAAGTTTGCCGATCTGAACGACACGGATGTTTCAAGCGCAGTCGACAAGACACAGAAGGTCATGCAAGCCTTCGGGATGGAAACAGAAGACGCTGGCAAGCTTCTGGACGTTATGAACGGCGTTGGACAGGCAACAGGTGTTAGCATGGACACGCTTGCTTCGTCTATGACTAAGAACGCCGCTTCGCTGTCTGAGATGGGCTTGTCTGCTTATGATGCGGCGCAGTTCCTTGGGCAGGTTGAAATGTCCGGGGCGAACACTGAAACCGTCATGAGTGGTATGCAGAAAGCCCTTGTGAACGCCGCCGGGGACGGACGGACACTTCCAGAAGTACTTGGCGAATTTGCCGATATGATGGCTTCCGGGGCAACGGAACAGGAAAAGCTGACCGCCGCCATTGAATTGTTCGGCAAGAAGGCAGGCCCGGCAATCTATGAAGCCTGCAAAAGCGGAAGTCTTGACCTGAAGGCATTTTCAACAGACGTTGAAGATTATCTTGGCAATGTAGAAACAACCTTCGACAATACACTAGATGCCCCTGACCGCATGACCGTTGCGATGAACAAGGTCAAGGAAGCAGGGGCGGAAATCGGTGAAACCGTCCTTGAAGCTATTGCGCCGTTAGCTGAAGACGTTGGGAACTTCGCAGAGTCGATCGGGAACGCATACGCAAGCATGGACGAAGACCAGCAGATATTTGTGACGGCGGCTGTCCTTGCATTCGGTGCGGCTGGGCCTGTTGTGACCGCTATGGGCAAGACGGTTGAAGCGGCTGGAACGCTTGTCGAAGGACTGGGGAAGCTGCCCGGTATAGCGCAAAATGTCACTGGCGTTTTAGGAACGCTTGCTTCTCCGACCGGGCTTGCGATGCTGGGACTTGGTGCGTTGACCGCAGTCATGATCAAGTCAAGGGACGAAGGCATTAAGTCAAACGAAGCCTTGCAGACTATGTTGACGGATACGGCGACCGCAACGGAAGAACTGAATACAGCAACGGAAAGTTTGCAAGGAACACTAACATCCGCCAGCGAGAACATTGAAAGCATCAATGCAAAAGCTGCAACGGCTGAAGACCTTGTCAATGAACTTTATGCTTTGGAAAAGCAGTCTAATAAGACAGCTGAAGAACAAGGCAGAATGTCCTTGATTGTCAATGAACTAAATACGATGTATCCGAACCTGTCATTGTCGATTGATGAAACGACAGGATCGTTGAACAAGGGCAAAAAGGAAGTCAAGAATTACATCAATGAAGCTAAACGGCTATCACTGATTGAAGCTTATGGCAAGGTATCACAGGAAACACTAGAAAAGCTTGCGACTGCGTCTATTGCCCTGAAGAAAGCTGAAAAGGCATATGCAGATGGTCAAGAATACGTCACACAGGCGCAAAAGGAATATAACGAAGCTATAGCTGATGCTCCGATTGCTATGGCTGGGCAGAACGCTATCCTTGATGAAGCGACAAAAACATGGCACTTAGTCGATGCTAATGTTATAAATGCCGCCAATGCTCTGAAGCTTGCGGAAGGCAACATGATTGAACTGGGGCAGGCAGTCACGGACGGAAACGAAGCAGTTGCGTCAGCCAACGAAGAATACCAGTTGTATACGGATGCGGCTAAGGAAGTATCTTCCACAATGGAAGACACGACAGAAGCAACTGAGGAAAACACAGCGGCGACTGAGAAAAATAAGCAGTCATTTGCAGACCGCACGAACGAATTGACCAGCATGACCGCCAGCGCAATCAAGGCAATGCGTGATGAACAGACGGAATGGGACGAATTGAAGAAGTCCACGGAAGACAGTATAAAGGGTCAGATAAACCTGTTTGATGAATGGAAGCGTGACAGTTCAATTACGTTTGAAAGCATCTTTGGAAACCTTGAATCGCAAAAACGGCGGTTGAACCGTTACAACAAAGACCTTAAAATTTTATCGCAAGCAGCAGTTGAATCCGGGGACGAGAACTTCAAGGCATTTGTGCAATACATTGCTGATATGGGCATAGAAGGCGCAGATTATGCAAGGGCGATGGTGCATGAGATGCGAAAGGAAGGCGGCAATTTCAACGATGCTTTGAGGATGTTCGGAAAGGATGTCAAAATTGAAGAAAACCTTGCTGGAACATTGGCGTTCATTAAAAATGATTTCCAGACAGGTACGCAGGCAGGGGTCAATGCGTTCAACAGTACGATTGAAACAGGTTGGAGCCGCCTGAAGAAATCCACGCAGGAAACTTTCCACGAAGTCGCAACAAGTATGTTCGGCTTGTCAGACGATGCAAAGACGGCTGGCGCAAAGGCCGCTGACAATCTAGAAACGGAAGTAAACGGTGCGAATCTTGAACCTGAAATCAAGCAGGTCAATGTTCCAAAGAGTGTTACCAGTGCGGCAACGTCTGAGATTGAAAAAGATGTAAAACCAACAATCAAAGTCAGCACGATTTCTGTATGGGATGCTCTGCTAAATGCCAGAACGGCAATGCAGAACTACTTCAACAGCAATCCTATCATTGCCAAGTTGAAAGGCGGTTCTGTTGCACACAACGCCAACGGCGGAATCATTCAGAACGAAACACTGTCATGGCTTGCTGAAGGTAACCAACCCGAAGCAGTCATTCCGCTGTCGGCTGGAAAGCGCACAAGAGCGTTAAATCTATACGAACAGACCGGGGAAATCCTTGGCGTGGATAGCATCCCGACAAAATCATCCTACATTAGCATTCCGATGACTCCGGCATCCGGGGCGAACGGCGGCGGCGGTGACTACGGGCTGGATGCAGAAAAACTATATGCGGCAGTCGCAGAAGGTGCGGAGGCTGGCATAGAAAACGCTAATGTCCGTATCTACTGGAACGACAGAGAAGCCGGGCGAATAATGCGTGATATGGGGGTACAGTTCGCATGATTTTATATTATGAGTCATCAAACGGTCAGGTCTTTGACCTGAAAGATAAACTGAGCCACTTCAGGACACGCACGGCGAACTTCCATGATTACGGATGGACACCGAAAGTCATTGAACAGCAGTATGGCGCAAGGGTTTACAGATTCGACAAAGGGGCGGTGACTTACACCGCTCTACTGTCGGTCTTTGGTTCGATAGATGAACGGCGGCAATGGCTGAACGTCCTTCATGCGGCTTTTGATGCTGATATCGCAAATATGAAGCCCGGTAAAATCGTGCATGGCATGTATGAAATTGAATGCTTTATTACGATGTCATCCACGTTTTATCAGGAACCTTGGACGCAGAATCAAATACAAATCTATTGTCCCTATCCATTCTGGATGGCGGCGCAACCGTACAAGCTGAAACGACAGGAAAGTGACAGCCTATATCCGTTCCTTGATTTCCCGTATGACTTCCCCTATGACTATCAGGCAGTGCTTCCGGGATATGCAAACATCAAGAACGACGCCAGCACGGCGTGCGACTGGAAAGTTACCATGCACGGCCCGGCTGTTGACCCGGTCATAGCTATAGACGGGCAGCAGATAGGCGTGTATGCGTCCATCGGTGCGGATGAGGATGTGGTGATTTCTTCCAGTGATAAGACGGTCACCAAGAAAGGCCCGTCCGGGGAACAGAACCTTTTCAACAGTCGCATCAAGACGGCGAACATGTTTGACCAGTTGACCGCCGGGAATCATTCCGTCATATGGTCTGGGGCTTTCGAAGTAGATGTCATTCTGTACCAACGAAGGAGTGAGCCGCCATGGATTTGATACTGGCAACAGCAGACGGACAGGAAGAAAGAGTCCTTAACGAAAACCTTGACCTTGATGTCGGGGCAACGAATGACTTTGTCTTATATGCGTCATATGGCACATGGAAGGGTGACCTTCAGATCGGAAAGCGCATTTACATTCCCGGCACGGAATACGGCGGCATTATCAAGGGCATTAAGTCGGCGACAAACACCGGGAGCATTTCCGTCAGCGGCCTGTGCTGGCGTGGTTACCTTGCAAAGCGGATCATTCAACCGCCAGCCGGGCAGGACTATTACATCGGCACGGGCGACCTGAACGCCGTCATTGAACAGCTTGTGAATATTCCCGGCTTTGTGGTTGCGGATGTCAACACAGGCGTGCATGTGCAATACCAGTTCAACCGCTATGTCAATCTTGCGGACGGACTGCAAGCAATGTGTCAGTCGGTTGGTTATCGGCTTGACTTGCGGTATGTTCAGACGCAGACAGGCGGTTATGTACTGGTTCAGGCCCTTCCGGCTGGGCAGTACGGCGACCAAGTGGAATACACGCAGGATTCCATGATTGACTTTGTATCTGATGACAATCAGGCCGGGGTCAATCATCTGATATGCCTTGGCAAGGGCGAACTGAAGAACCGACTGGTCAAGCATCTGTATGCTGATAAGGACGGCAATATTTCCGAAACGCAGACGATATTCGGAATTGATGAGATTGTCCAGACATTTGAGAACAGCGGAGCAGAAGAAGAAACCCTGCTGGAAACTGGACGGAACAAGCTGAAGGAACTGCTAAACAAAAAGAGCTTCACGGCATCCGTCAAAGCGGTCGAACAGGAACTATTCCTTGGTGATACGGTTTCCGGGCGTGATTACATCACAGGTAATTCCGTCACTAAGCCGATAACGGACAAGATAGTTAAGAAGGAACTTAATGTTGTATCTATTTCATACAAGATAGAGGGCGACAAATGAAAATAGTCACAGGATACACAGGAAGCCCACACATCACTTCAAATGATGAGCAGGGCAAGAATCAAGGCATCTTTGGCACTGGGAACAGCGTGCTGGATGTTGGAAACAAGTTCAACGCAACGTTGACCAACGCAAACACCGTCACGATCGAGGACGGCGAAGGCGTAATGCAGGGCGTGCATTTCCGCATCGAACCGGGAACCACTGAAACGGTCAATATTCAGAACGGAACGAGCGGATATAAACGGATTGACCTTATCTGCGCACGGTATACCAAAAACGCCGTCACTGGCGTGGAAGCAGTCAATCTTGTGGTAATCCCCGGGACACCGTCAACAGGTAATCCAGTTCCGCCGTCTTACATAGAAGGGGACATTTTAGCCGGGGATACAGAAGCAGATTTCCCGTTATATTATGTCTATCTTAACGGCTTGACACCGCATATATCACGAGAAGCACATATCCGTCCTGTCCCGGAAAGCATTGAAACGCTGTTCAACTTGAGCAGTTCCGCTTCTGTTGTTGCAGGAGGTCAATATGATCACATTCTGCAGGTTGAAAGAGGCGTATGGATACTTGATATTACCTTTAGAATGACATTCGCTTCCGAGACATTTGCGGCTTCTGAATGGGTGTCGTTAAATGGGCCGCTCAGTATGCAGATAAATGTCGGTGGAACATCTGCCGAGGTAGATGCACATGCGTGCTGCCTGTTTGGACAGAGTAGCACAACGGTCACAATAATTAACGGCACATCTAAGGCCGCAACGCTTCAGTCGCTCGTCATCAAAGGCATTCGGATAGCATGAGGAGATAAACCATGATCACAACAGTTTGTAAGATTTCATACGGTTCCCAAACCGTGCCGCCGATTGTTCCAGCGGTGCAGGGGGACACTGGAAGAGCAATCAGCTTTGAGATTGCTGATTTCACGCCACCAGCCGGGGCAACGGCGACTTACTTTATTCTGAAGCCGTCCGGGGAAGCAATTTACAATTCCGCTACTATCACAGACAATTCCATCCTGTGCGAACTGACGGCGCAGTCCCTTGCTGAAGCTGGCGAAAACAGAATGCAGGTGCGTGTGCTTCAGGGCGAGGACATCGTCACTTCGTTTGAGGTCATCTTGATGGTTCGTACTTTCCTTGGTGATGATGCAATCGAGTCCGGGACGGAGATGAACATCTTTGATCAGGCGGTCGAACAGGCCACGGAACAATTCCAAGAGAATGCCGAGCAGATCGTGGAAGAAGTCATCGAGTCAATCCCGGCAGATTACACGGAACTTACCGAGGAAGTTGATGAACTAAATGAACGTTTGTCTGTTGATGTAAGCGACCGACTTAATGCGATTGACGGAATTACAGTTCCGACAATGGAACTTGGATATATTGCTTTTGCATCGACTAATATTGCATTCCAAAATTCCACAAAAAATATACGAACACCACAGAACAATGGGATACGTGTTTCAAAAGGGGATGTAATAGGGTTATCAGATTACACTAATGCAGCATATAAGTATGCAATACTCGAAGATGCTGATAATAAATATAGGTATGACAATACTTTTTTAACAACAGATTACAATGTTGTTGACAGCGGTATATTATACTTAGTTGTGAAATATGCCAATGAAGCGGACATTACAAATGTATCTGCTTTGGCATCACTTATTAGAATACAAAAACCAACAGGAGAAATAAAAGAACTAACAGACAGAGCAAATCAAAGTTCAGCATATGTAAATGTTCTTGAGTTTAATCTTCTTCCCGAGGTAATGTTTGGAAGGGGTGACTTATCAGACCATTATTTAATGCCGTCTTTAAGACCGTACAGGGTTTCAACAAAAGAGCCAATTACTCTTGATTTTGACATTACTTTACAAGCAAATAGTGGTTTTACATTTGCATTGGTTGAATATATCGATGAAGTGTGGGTAAGAAGAGGTGGCTCAAGTGGATGGTTAACTAATGCCACAATAACACATGGAACAAAATTTACTCTATGCATCAGAAGAACAACAGAAGATACAACAGAAAACGCTGATGTTTCTGTGTTTGTTTCGTCGATTGTAGCAAATACAGACCTAACAGAAAGAATTGCAGGTGGGAGTGATATCGAACTAGATGAAACTGCTATTTCTGAATACATGAGTCACTTTTATGCCAGTAACGTAGCTGAGTCATATTGTTTCTTTACTGACCCGCATTTGATGGGCCGTAGTGGCGAATTTGACGAAAATACTTTTAATCAGTACATGTCAATTCTTAAAGAAACTGTGGAGAATGTAACAGCAGATTATGTTGTGTGTGGTGGCGATTGGCTGAACAGTGGAGATACCAAAGCACAGGCATCTGTAAAACTGGGTTATGTTGATGGTAAAATGCGTTCATTGTTCCCCGATAAATACTACCCAATGGCAGGCAACCATGACTTTAATTATATTGGTGTTGATAGCGAAGG